ATGGCTTTGTACTACAGTATAGAAGAACTTATAGATGAAACTAACCATGTTAGAAGCCTTTTGTCTGCTGCTTTAGGTTGTGCTCAGCAGGCAAAGAAGGTTTATAATAATCAGGTTGCTATAGGTGCTACGTTTAATACTATGTACAGAGAAGCTTCAGATACATATGAGCGTATGCAAGCGCTGTTAAACGAAGCCTCCAGCTCACTATCTGACATAAACTACGCGTATCAACCTGTGGCTACACCGAATGCACGTCATAACTTGATTATTACTACTGACTTTTCTGAGCTGGATGTTGATAATACTGCTGATACACAGTATAATACAAAGTTAATGTTATATACTTATTATGAAAGCTCAGATGAGGTTTATGGTACACAACAGATAAGTCATTTTGTGGTAGCCTGCCTTCCAAACTCTAGTCAGATGGCTATTAATATGGCAGAGTATTTAGGTTTTACAGATTTTCAAGTTGATGATCGTGTAGAGATTATGGTTAATGAATATTCTTGCACTGGAAATAATGTATCTGGCTTGTATGAAGTACATTCATTAAGTTATTCCTATCTGACATGGGCAGAACTTAACTTTTGGTTAAAGAGTGCATCATCTCACCATGCAGTTGGTGAAAATGAAACGCACTACATAGACGATTACCATATCCGCCTTATAGAAAGGTCAACCTAATGGCAGGTATAGTACATACTTTAGACGATTACATAAAGCTAACCAAAAGCTATATTGCTGATCTGGACCTCATTCTACGTCTACTCCAAGATGCAGCAACATTGCAGGAATCCTTAGTAGAACAAGGTATTTCTAGAGCTTTAATAGGTTCTCGAATCAACGAGTGCATGACAGAGATTCAACGCCAAGCTGACTATGTAACCTCAGCCATTGCAGACTTTAATCCTAGTGGCATAGGTCCGCTTGAGTTTCATGCTAATATAGAAACCGGTGATTGTATACAGTTAGGTTCTTCTGGTGGTGACCGAAAGGTACGCCTATATCAAGTGGCCTCTTCTTCATACCTTGATGGCGTTGATTTAGATTCCTACTTTGAGTTATCCGGTATAACTACATCGAGCTTCAATGGTTTCTATCGTGTTATGGTTTCTAGCTACTCTGGTTCCACTGTAACATTTGTACCATTCTCTCCCTATGGTAGTGGCCCTAACATACCTAGTTCAAGCGGCTTCACCTCTCATTATGAGGGCTCTTGGAGGTTAACTTACAAGTTTTAGCCATGAAGTACGACAGGCACGAAAAAGAGACTTTCAAAGACATACTGGTAGATTTATACACTGACCTGCCAGCATTTTGTAAATCTCTTTTTGGCGATACGGTATTCACCGAAGAATTTTCTAGCATCCATTATAAAATCTTCGATGCAATAACAGATGATAGCTACAGGTATAAGCTTGTTTTAGCTCCTCGTGGGTTTGGGAAAACGAGCATAGCTCGTGGTCTTGCGATGGATGCTATTCTATTTGGCAAGAAGCACTTCATTGTTTATGTGAGTAATACTGCTCCTAATGCTATAATGCAGACCGAAAACATAAAGCGCGACCTTAGAAGTAACAAAACTATAATTACCTACTTTGGTGACCTCAAAAATGCAGTTCAGGAATTCGACAAGACAGGCATGGTAAACCTTGGGCTTGGTGGAGAGATTAACAATAACACAGCCTCAGATGAATCTTTTGCTAAGACTGTTTGGGTAGCCTTTGGCCGAACTCTAGTACTTCCTAGAGGGTGTGGCCAGCAGATTCGTGGACTTAACTGGGATAATAAACGACCGGACCTTGTTATCCTAGACGACGTAGAAAGCATTGATGACCTCATGAATGAAAACACGCGCAAAAAAACTAGAAAGTGGTTTTTTGGTGACGTGTCGCTCTGCCTTGATACAATGACTAAACAAGGTGAGATTGTTTACATAGACACCTTAAAGCATGAAGATGCACTTCCTACTTACTTACAGAAACTTGATACCTGGAAAACTGTTCGCTTAGAGCTTTGTGATGATAAATATCACTCGAGGGCACCGGAATTCTACAGCGACCAGGACATTCTAGACCTCAAAGAGTCATACCGGCTTGCTGGAGAGCTTGATACATTCTACCGAGAGTTTAGAAACCTTCCAGTGGCACCAGAAACAGCTAGCTTCAAAGGTTCGTATTTCAAGTACTACGATCCTCGAGAGATGACAGATACCTTCAAGAAGTGTGAAGCTGTAATCCTAATGGACCCAGCAAAAAGTGTAACTCCACAGAGTGATTGGTCTGGCATTGTAGGTGTGGTTATTGATACGGTGAATAGAGCTTATTACGTAGCAGATGCCTTTGGCGGTATGGTGTATCCTGACCAACTCTACGAAACGACTCTTGATATGGCTAATCGCCTCAATGCTTCTGTTATAGGCTACGAGGTAACAGGTATAAACGAATTCATAATAGGCCCGTTTAAGAATTATGTTTCTTCTAAGGGCGTTTACAGCGTGGAGCTTCTAGAACTTAAAGCTAGGGGTAGGAAAAAAGAAGAGCGCATTAAGGCACTCATTTCATTTTATCGTCAGGGCTTTATCTATCACAATCCTACAGCTACAGGCCCATTAGAAGAGCAATTGCTTACCTTTCCATACTCTGCTCGTCTTGACATAGCAGACGCTCTTGCTTACCTTGTTCCGTTGGTAGAAGCTGGAGGCAGATATTGTATGCAAGAGCCTAAGGTAAATGAAAAGGGAAAGCTAGAACAGGTTGACCTTTTGAAGTTAGATTCTTCTGACCTACTCGAAGACCTTTATTACGACCCTCCAATGAAAGCAAAGAACCTGACTGCGCTTTACTCAGCCAGGAAAGGATACAGCTATGGCCATTGCGTCTGATGCAAGTAGATATTATACTCCAGCTTCAATGAGCGAAGCAATAGCTCGTAGTGGTAAGAAGTATTCCTATTCATACCCTTACAATCTCGATTTTAAGCCGACTGACTCTTTACATCAGAAAATAGCTGATGAACTACTTGCTAAAGCTACAGGCAGCTTAAATGTAATGTCACAGCGGTATTCGTCTTGGAACACTATTGATAACCTTTGTAGGGCTTATGTAACTCCAGATGATGTAGATAAGTTTGAACGTGGTACTCGAACAGACACAGACCAAGAACAGGGACCATTTATAATAACCCTTCCGCATATGTTCGCTAACAAAGAGGCACTTCTTACATACCTAACTAGCGTATTCTTGAACGATTATTACTTCCAGTACGAAGGTATAGGTCCAGAAGATACTGTTGGTGCCCTTCTTATCCAGCACCTCGTTCAACAGCAATGTCTTAGAGCTGGTGCAGAAATAAATCTTCATGTACAGTGGGACGATGCCCTATCTTATGGTATTGGCGTAATAGCTCCTCGTTGGGAGGTAAAATATGGTTACAAGACTCAAGTAGTACCGGAAGGCTATTTTGATCCTACTGGTCTTTGGATATCGCTTGGTGAGACAACTACGCGAGAAAAGCAGATAACTTGGGAAGGTGCAGCGTTTGACAATATTGATCCTTACAAGTACTTCCCTGACCCAAAGGTTGCCGCTCATGAAGTGGATAAGATGGAATTTGTAGCATGGCTTACAACCGAAACCTATGAGAGCTTGCTCTCTCAAGAGCAACGTGGAGAGGACGAGCTTTTTAATGTCAAGTACCTAAAACATTGCGTAGCAGGAAGTAAGTTTGCTGGTGCTAATTCTAATAGAGGTTCTGGTTCTACTGATGAAAATAGTGGTGGAGATAAAGCTTTAGATAATACTATATACGTACTTAACTTTTATTGGTGGCTAATTCCTTCTGACTACGATTTAGGCGATAGTGATGAGCCAGAGCTTTGGGCATTTAAGCTTGCTAATGATTCTATTCTTATAAAAGCGAAGCCTGTAGACCTTGATTATAATGGCATACCTATTTCTGTTGCAGTACCTGATCCTCGCGGCTATACAGCTTGTCCTGTTAGTCGGTTAGAAATGCTTTATCCGCTTCAGTGGACTCTTGATTGGTATAACAATACTCATATGCTAAGCCTCAGCAAAAGCATTCATAATAGTGTACTCGTAGATCCGTTCTGGGTAAACATGCCTGACCTTTATAATAATAGTAATGTGATAACTACTCGACGCGGCACTTGGGGCAAAGGCGTTGATGGAGCTATGAAGGAGCTTCCAGCTAATGACTTTACTCGTGGCCATGTAGCAGATGCTGCCCTTTTGGCTGATATAATGGAGCGTGTAAGTGGTGCAAACCAAGGTATGCAGGGTTACCTTAGTGACTCTGCCCCGGAACGTAGAACAGCCAGTGAATTCAGCCGTACTATGAATAGTGCAGAGGCAAAAGCTGGTAAAATGGCTAAAATGATTCATGCTTCTGGCCATAGGCAGCTTGGTTATCTTCTTGCTCATCATACCAAGCAATTTATGACTAAAGAAACTTGGGTTAAGCTTATGGGCACTTGGGAACGTCAGCTTTTGATGGAGTATGGCTATCCAATGGAACGCATAAGTCAAGACAAAGCTATGGTAACTAGAGATAGTATTGATATAGATTTTGATTTGGTTCCTATAGAAGGTCGTCTTCCTGGTAGTATGGATTCTCAGCTTGCAATGAATTTGCTACAACTTGCAAGCAGCAATCCACTTCTTGCTCAAAGCGTCGATCTTATCAGGTTATTTGCAAGTGTAGCTCGTAGAGCTGGTGAAAAGAACATAAGTCAATTTATAAGGGTAGCACCTACAGAGGAGGTACAAAATGAGGTTGCAGCCGGAAACCTTGCGCCGCTCCCTAGAGTCAGGGAAGGCTCCGGTGTACGAGGATGAGTACGAACCGAAGTCTACTATAACAGCGTTTGAGGAATTCTTGAAGTCTAGTGTTTGGAGAGATATGAAGGATTTTTTAATTAGCTGGAGAGAGCGTGCCCGGTCTCTTCTTGAGGAAACTACCTCAGTAGATACAATATACAGGTTACAAGGTGAGGCTGTAGCTTATGGTCAATTAGCACTTCTCCCAGAAGCCATACTAGAACAGATGAAACAATTAAAGGAGCAGACAAATGGAAGTGGAAAACGAGATTACACAAGAACAACAGTCTAATGTTGAGCCTACAGACGTTTCGCAGGATGAGCAGCAAAATGAGGACTTCCTGGCGGACGTTTTAGGGCTTGACAACTTGAAAGAGGAAAAAACTTCAACTCCTGATGAACAGGAGGATGAAGATGCTGTAGATGAGGTAGAAGAACAGCCTGATTCGGATGAACAAGAGGAAGAGGAAGAAGAAGATTCTGACGAGGATACTCCATCGACCTTCCAAAAGGAAGTGCCTCTAAAAGAGCCTGTCGATGAGAAAGAATCGCAGTCAGGATACGCCGACCTCGAAGCTGTTGCGGGAAAAAATCCTGAGTTTAAGGCCATTATGGAAAGTGAGGCTAGACTTAGGAAAATGCTTGTTGACCGTGATAAACAGCTATCAGAGTTACTTCGAGAGCGAGAGCAAGCTCAGGTTACCGAGGAACAGTTCATTTCTGAAGAGGATGATTTAGATAAAATCCTCACTGACCCAAAAGCGTTTAACACACTGCTAAATCAGGTCTATAGAAAGGGAGTGTACAGCGGTAAAGAGCAAACGCTCAAAAGCTTTGATTCGGAGCTGGACAATAGGGTAAAACTCCACCTAGATCGAAGGTCTCGTGCAGAGAACTTTTTTAGAGAGAACTCTGAATTGAGTACCCCTAAGCTTCGGGAGTATGTTTTCCTTGTTGGACAAGAGCTTGCAGAAGCTAACCCAGATTGGGATATAGATACGTTCTATTCTCACCTTGGCCCTGAGGTAAAAGGTCGTCTTGGTCTTGCTGCTATAAAGCGTTCTTCCAACGGTAAACAGCACTCTTCTGCTAAGGCACCGAAAAATCCTGGTGGACTTAACAAAGGCGCTACTACACGTGCTCCAAAAAAGAGCAAGACAAGAACTATTGCTGATGAAGTGCGTGAAGATTTAGGCTTGTAATCTGTAAAATGTGTACGACACACATTTTGCAAAAATAACTTGCTACAATGAAAGGAAAGTAACATGCCACACGGTTCTACGAAAAGTCTTTCGGAACTGCTGGCTGCTCGTGTGCATAAGATTATTACGAACGCCACTACTACATTAACTCCATACGAGAACGTTGTTGTTCTTGTATCAACGAGTGATGCTTTTGATGTAAATCTGCCTCACCCTGCTGAAGCAGAAGATAAGTGGTTTTCGTTTCATATGCCTACGAAAGCTAGTAGCGGTGGTGTAACTGTCAAAAAGCCCGGTGCTGGTAGCAGTTACACTGATGCTGTTGGTGATACACTAGCTTGGTCAGGTAATCAGGCTTTGCTTTACTGCGACGGCCACGATTACTTTGCTGTGATTCACACAACCAGCTCAAGCTAATAGAAACTACTAAGGAGATTCAATATGTCTTACATAGTGACGCCGTACGGTCCAGGTATGGTTGGCAATGATGCTTGGGCAAGCGATCAGAGGCCAAAAGATTATAGGGAGGCGTTGCTTCGTTTGAAGCCTAACGGTACAGCCCCCCTATTCGCAATGACGAGCAGGATTTCAAGTGAGCGAACTAGTGATCCTGAATTCAATTGGTGGGAGAAAAATCTTCCATCGCAGGGTGGAAGTGTTACTGGTGTTTACACAGACGAATCTATGACTACAGCGTACAGCTCTGGTGACGATTATGCCGAGGGTACTGCTGTGTTTGTAAAGGTAGGTGAGACCCTTGCAAAAGAATGTCGTCCTGGTCATGTTGTGCTTCTTCGTGACGAGTCGAATCCTACTAATGACGTTCATGCTCGCATAACTGCTGTAGCGATAAATGGTACAAACAGTAGGATTTCCGTTCGTTTAATGGAGGCTGATGGTACTGGTGCTACAGACCTTAGTGACTGTGATGCCATGACTATTATTGGTAACATAAATGCTGAAGGTGCTGCAATTCCAGAGGCTATTTCGTATCAGCCTACGAAGTACAGCAACTATACACAAATCTTCCGAACGCCATTGAGCATAACTAGAACAGCCATGAAAACACGGCTACGTACTGGTGATGCTCTTGTAGAGATGCGTCGAGAGGCTCTTGAAATTCACGGAATGGAAATTGAGAAGTCTCTTCTATACGGAATTAAAACGGAAGAGACAGACCCAACAACCGGACAGCCTATTCGTAGTACTCTAGGTTTGATTCCGTTCATTCAAACCTATAGCTCAGGCAACTGGTTCAACTATGCAACAGAAACCGGTACGTCCGATTGGCCCTCTGACATTGCGGTTGACTGGATGGAGGAGAAACTCGAGCAGTGCTTCCGGTATGGTAGTAGGGAACGTTGGAGCTTTGTTGGTTCAACGGCGCTTCTTGGTATTCAGAAAAACGTTCGACATTCAGGTACTATGATGATAGAGCCTGGAATTACCGAATTTGGCACTAGGGTTACAACCCTGATTACTGCCTTCGGTGTACTCCACATGCAGATGCATCCTCTGTTTTCGTTTGATGCTACCAACAGGAAACGAATGGTGATTTTTGAGCCTCCTAACTTTAAGGAGCGCTTTATTGACAAGACGCACCTGAAAAAGGATGACAGGCTTACGAAAGGAGGCGTTACCGCGATTGACGGTATCAAGGATGAGTACCTTACTGAAATGGGGCTTGAATACCATCATGCTCCTACTACTTTGCTTCTAGACGGGGTTGGTTCGTCTCATGGGTAATGACGGGTTAGGAGAGGGGGGAGGTTCTCCCCTCTCCACTTTAAGGATTCAGTAATGAGTTTCATGTCAGACATTACACCTTATACTACACCAGATCCAGGAGCTCGACGTTCTTGGGCATTTGTTGATACAGGTACTAAATACTATACGCCAAGTGTAACTAGACATTTTGAAACAATTGCCTATCATAGTCGGCTAACTAATACGCGTATAGTATCTGAGTTAAAACTCCCAGCTTTGCCTGGCGTTTCTCGTTATTTCACAAAATTGACCTTATACTATCATGCAAGAGATCCAATTATAACTAATTATTATGGAGATTACAGATGGTTTGTTGAAACTTCTAGATATATAGAAGGCGCATCTCATTATTATTGGTATCAAACTATGGATTACTTTGCTACATTTGATAAATCTAAAATGACTCACGATGAGCACTACTTTGCCTCACCGTTGGATTTTTTTAGTGACGACCTTGGTTATCCGCTTTATTCTGGCTGGTATAGTTTTAATGTTGGTGGGCCTCATACGGGTCTTGGCGCTATTTATGAGGAAAACTCTTACTCTAGCTGTTCTGGTTCTATTTATATGGGACTTATACCGCCAAACGATACTACAATAGCTAGTTATCCTGGAGCGAGGGCTTCTCATAAGACCAGCCTTTATTGGTACTGGCCATACGCTTATTATGGTATTGGTCAGTATCCTACAGGTTTTATACTAGACGATTGGCACGCACAAACCACTCACATAGAGGATCGCCCATTCATACTGTTTGAATACGACCCTCTTCCAGAAGCCAAGTGGCCCGGACACAATAAAATGTTTCAGACAGGCCAGCAAGGTAGCATAACACACGGAGTTAATTAATTATGCTCATCAAACAAGGTGTATCAACAAAAGTACCGCTTAGGCTTTTTGATATGTTTGATTATATAACTCCTATTACTGGTATAACACCAACTCAGGCTATAGAAGACATAACACTTGTTAATGGAGACCCGGTACTTATTACAATAAGTGATCATGGACTGAATAATTTTAACTTAGTCTACATATCTAACGTTATCGGTACGTCTGAGCTTAACGGGAATACTTATCAAACGTATCTAGATTCCAGTGATACATTTGGTTTACTAGATACTCTATCCTCATGTTTCTCAGCTTACAGCTCTGGTGGTATAATTACAAATCTGTTTACTAAAATCTCCAAAGCCGGGGCAACACCGGTGGAGCCTGATGATGGAACTTTTGCAGAGTTAGATACTGCTTCTTTACTAGGTAGAGGCAACGATGGTACATATACTGTTTCTCTTAGCTCAGCCGATACAGACACAGAGGGTATACTTACCGTGCATGTAGATTGCGGTAGAGCTATGCCAGCAGTACTTGAAATATACGTTGAATCAGACCCGGTTGGTGCTGGAACAGGTAGTATAACTGTAAGTTATTTGGTAACTGAACCTCCAGAAGAAACCGGTACACCAATACCTGGAGTATCAGTACAAGTAACTACTGATGTACTTGGGCTTAATTTAGTAGCTACTGGTACTACAGATAGTTTTGGAATAGCTACCTTTTATCTTAATCCTGGTACTTATTATCTTTGGAGGCAGAAGTATGGCTACGATTTCGTTAATCCTGACACTGAGGTAATCTCGTCATGACAACATACTACGGAACAGGTACAGCGGCTTCTGGTGGTACTAGTCCTTGGCTAACTACTGCTGCTTTTGTTGCAGAACGTGTAGTAAAGGCAACAGGACATTATGACCTTGTAGTAGATGCTCCTGGTGGTGACTATTCTGATAATGGCCTTTATTACTATATGAACAAAGCACAGCGTTGGCTTGATCTTAGAGCTGGGGATTTTGACCTTAAACGAATAGAGCTATTTACAATATCCACTTCTAGCGGTAGTGCGTATCTTGAGCTTGATGGACTTAGAATAGTAGAAACAGTCTGGACTGAGAGTAGTGACCTTGAGCTTGAGGAACTTGAAGAATGCACTATAGAGGAACTACGAGAAAAGGAGCTTGATGAAACCTCTACAGAGACACCCGGAACCCCAGCTTATTATGCTTTGCTTCCAGTAGGTCTTGAACGGGCATCAGGAGCTACTAATTCCTCTGAGCTTTCTGGTCAGTATAATGGTGGCGCTTCTATAGATTGTTATCCTTTTACTGGTATCCTACTTTTTCCCTATGCAGATTATACTACTCGCCTTAGAGTGAAAGGCCGTTTCTTTAGTCCTGTTCTTACGGCTAGTACACAAATAACTTATTGGACTACTGTCCATCCAGGACTCTTAGTTGATGCTACTATCAGAGAAGTTGTTACTGAGTTTGAGAATGAAAGTGAAATAAGGTTATGGACAAATAAAGTAGAAGAGCAAATATTTGAGCTAACACGAAGCTTTGTACAAGCAGAGAAAGGTTGGGAAGTGCAATGGCGTCGAGGATGAAAAATCTACAGAATTACTCAGATAGACGTAGAGCTCAAGCCCGTAAAATAACTGCGCAGCTTAAAGCTAAAGCTAACAAAAGCAAGCCAATAGCTCTTACTCCTAACTTCCTACAAGCTTCATTAAGCCTTGAGGAAAAACGAAGCGAAACTTTTTATATTCCATTTTCTTGCTCTTTGACTGAACTGAAGTTACGTTACTCCACAGAAAAGCCAATTAAACTTCAGCTTACGCTAGCAAGCAAAGAACTGAAAAGCGTATTCACCTACGAAGACTCACAAAAAGAAGGCGAGCCTTTACGTTTTGTCCCACTCGCAATAGCAGAAGGTGAGCTTCTTGTAGTGGAACTTCTAGAAGGTGATCCTTTATATGTAGGCCTTATACTTTACCCTGAAAAAGAGCTGATGTCTTTTTACGAAGATAAGGAGGCTTCTGTCGATGCCGATAGTCAGGATACAAAACCCCTTTCGTAGAGGCTTAGTAAACGATAATAACCCTAATGCTCTAGAGACTCTTAGAGAGGGCTACGGTTTCATGTGTTCTGAAGCTGGAATAGTACCCTATGAATCAATAGAGTATATGCTAGAAATAAGCTCTTGCCATCCTGCGCACAGTATAATGAATGCAGCAGGGCGGATTTTCTGTGTAAACTCGTGTACATCTGCTTTAGAGCTATACAATGAAAGCACATCTGCATTTGAGGCTTTAACTGTAACTGTTGGTAGTTTAGGAAGTACTATAGCAGATTTAGGTAGCTCCAGTGAATGGTTTTATTCAAGTGGCAGTAGTGAACTAACGTGGTCAAGCAGTGGATTACTAGTAAACAATCCGTTGTCTCAGGATGTTAGATTATCTCAAACCCTTTGGGCAGGTACTAGTGAAGCTACCGCACCAGCTTATGCTTTAGAAGTAGATAGCTGTTTTTCTCATACATTATCATCTTGCGGGGAGAAGTCAGAAGGCTACGTAACTTATGAGATATACTACAACCTATACACGCCTTCAAATAAGCTAGACCAGTTCCGGTCAGGCTCTAATATTACTCTAATATCTCCAAGGGCTGATTGGAGTTCTCCTATATACTTTCGTGTTTTGCTGCATAAAGGATTTGTAGGTCATATAAACAGCTTTACGTTGAAGGCTCTAACAGCTATAACAGATACACGACAAGTTACTGGTATGTGGGAGGTAGCTAATACCGAGCAAGGAAGTGTGTTTCTGTTGAAAGACTATAACACATCTCATATGTACTTCTACGATCCAGCTATGAATATTGATAGTGGCATTATTAAGTGTAAACACTCTGATACTAGCGCAAATACCACTACAATCCATACAATATGTTCTCATAGAGACGGTAGGCTTTATATGGCTGGTCGTTTAGGGTGCTTATTTAATGCTGACAGTTCTGGCGATTATGCTTATTGGGAGCGCTTATGGGATGAGCTTAGCGTTGGTACTTTGGATGCTGTTGTTGATTTAGATAGCAATGATGAGTATATCTATTGGAGCAACATAGGCATGGATGATATACCTGATGCTATCTTGCCTAAGCTTTTGTATCAGGACCTAGAAACCATAAGTGAGCGCTTTGAGCGAAATGAAGCTGGCTGGATGCGTTGGCCCTTTAGAGGCTCTGTATGGGCAGCTAGACCTATGGGAAATGAAGTTATTTTTTATGGTGAGCATGGAATCTTAGCGTTAGAACCTAATAATGCAGAGGTTCCTATGAACATTAGGAAAGTGGCAGACTTTGGTATTGCTGGAATGTTTTCAGTTTGTGCTTCGAATGCTGGCCATTATTTCTTAGACCAGCAGGGTGCTTTGTGGAAGCTGTTTAATCAAGAGTTACAGTACCTAGGCTTTTCAGAGCTTTTAAGTACACTTACGCTTTCTGTTACCAGATTAGTAGCTCATCCTATAAAAAACAGAATTTTCATAACAGATGGGATTGATAGTTACTTTTTAGCCAATGACATTCTTTTGGAATGCCCACAGTTTATCAATAGTTTAATAACTAAGGATAATCAGATTTATGCTGCTGGAGAGGACAATACCGGTACTTTTACTTTAGAAACTGGTGTATTTGACTTTGATAATAGGGAAACGAAGTCAATTAGGCGGATTACGTTTGACGGTTATAGTGAAACTGGCTGGAAGGCTAAAGTTAGTAGACGTCTTCAAACTGCCGATTGGCTGACTACAAATTGGCTTACGCTTCCCTATGATGGTAGTATAACAGGAACTGATTTTACTTTTGAGGTCTATACTTCAGGTTCTAGCAGTTTCTATTTGAATAGCCTCGTCGTAGATTTTGATGATGATCCTAGAAACTATGCACTACAGGATTGGTTATACACATCATGAGAGAATACTCTTTTGCAATTAGAGAAGCTCTTACTAATGGAATAGCTCCTGATGCTAGAATGCAGGAAGATACTCCTTATTTAGAGAGCTGTGTTGACCTTCAGGCTTCTGAGTTAGGCTTAATAGCAGCAGAAGAAGTTAGTGTTCCGTCTAGCTGGATGGAAGCTGATAGCCAGATTCTCCTTGGTGACGTGAATAATCTGTATATACACACCTCCAGCTCACAAGCATACCCAGATATGGAGCTTATAGATGTAGATACTTGGCTATCGGCAGGCGAAATACTTAGCTCCGATGGAAAAGCACATTACAATATAAGTAGCTCAGATACAATTCTTCATGCTTCCGGACAGCAGTATACGTATGTGCAGAATGGAGGCTTTTGGTTTTTGTGTGGAGAAGATAGCTTTTTACATAACTGTGCATACTACGTCCCAGACTCTTCTACTCCATGGTTTACCACCAATAGTTCTACATTTATATTGCCTAGGAGTGTAGGTACTTATTATGACAGGTCTTTATATGCAGGCCTTAAGCAGTCAACAACTGTTACTAGTACTTGGACAGCCCTTTGGAACCTGTGGAAAGTTACAAATAAAACTGTAGCTACTGGAGCAAATGAAGATGTTGGTACTAGCTACGTAATGATAGGTATGCCTTTAAGCGGTTCTAGAGATATGCCATTCGCTATTGACTGTGCTGTTCTATCCTCTAATGCTTGGACTTATAGTGATGCTCTTACTGATGTTGTAAAAGATGCTATACGAAAAGGCGTAATTGACTTTATAAAGGTACCTCATGGTGAGGTGAAGCGAGCAGAGCAACTAGGTGCGCGGATTATACTTTATACTGATAGTGGTATTTATGCTGCTGTGCAAAGAGAAGAGGGTGGCTTTGCTATACAGAAACTTTTATCCACTAGTATAACAACGCCACAGCATGTAACCATTGGAGTCAGTAGGCACTATGCAGTAGATAGACAAGGTATCCTTTGGATTTTTTACGAAGATTCCTTGCCAAAGAAGCTTGGCTATCAGCATATTTTAGGTGATATTGTAGGTAACAGCAACTTCAAACTTTCTTACGACCAGCGCTCAGATAACCTTTATATAGCTGGTAATTCTGTTGGCTATGTACTGAATAAAGAAGGCCTAACACAGTTATCCTCTGTGGTTACTGGTATTTTTGAGGAGCTTGGAACTACTACACCTAGTGTAAAAGGAACTTATAGGGGTACGAATAGTAGCACTTTTGAGCTGACTACTCATATTGGAGAAGCCACTCGTAGAAGTCAAAAGCATGTACATTCTGTAGAAGTTTCATACAGAGGTTTATCTGAAGTTAAAGTATCTGCGTTAGTACAATATCAACGCGGCAGCGCATGGCAATCTACGGCTTCTATCCCTGTAAATAAAGAAGGCGTAGCATATGTACGTGTAATAGGCGCAGATTACAAGATTAAAGTAGAAGGTGAAATTAGTGATAGAACTACTGCTACTATAGACAGAATAACTGTACGTTGGAGACCAACAGATTCAAGGTACATAAGAGGACTTACAGAACAGAATGCAAGCTACAGCAACAAAGAATGAATTTAGGTTTTATAGAGCTCCTTCTGAGTTTGTTACTAAACACTGGGAAGCCATAAAACACCTGATAGTAGATGCTCTCCCTCCATATATAGGAAAAGAAGAGGACCTACTTGCTTCTCTTATAGAGTCAGTCATAAAAGAGAAGGTATTTGTTTGGCTAGTTATACCAGCAGATAAAGACAGGAGTATGGATATTGTAGGTGGTTTCACAACATACATTACTGCTGATCCTTTAACTGGTAATAAATCCTTAGTAGTGTATACGCTGGCAGCTAGTAAAGAGTTACGAGGTAAAGGTGCTTTGCTAGCTGTAAAGGAAGGTCTAGAAAAGATTAAGCTGTACGCAAAAGGAAAAGGCTGTAGTACAGTGGTAGGGGTTGTTAGGAATCCTGGTCTAGCAAAACAGTATCAGCTTCTTGGTGGAACACTAACAAGTATGGTACATTGGGAGGTATAAGATGGGTGGTACTCCTCCATCATTAAGTCCTGTTCATGTGGGCTATTTTAATTGGCTAATGACAGGCGTACATACTAGTGTTGCAAGTTCTTCAGCTATGGTACCATATGAATTTGAAGGCTTAACAGAGCCATATGGTTTAGACTTAGCTGTCGCTCGTCTTGTCGGTCTAGAAAAGAGTCCTTATGGAGAGGCTTCTACTAACTTAGTGGATCCTACTAGGGTTGGAGAACCTTTCGACCTTTATGAACAACGTGTAGATGCTGCTATAGATTATATAGATAATATGAGCTCCTCTGAATCTTGGAGTGGCTATATAGTAGAGTTTGTTCAGGCTATCTATGATGATAGTAACATAAAGCCACCCTATTTGGGTTACGTAATTCCTACCATAACACCTAGCAGTTATCAGGTAGATTTCGGTACTGGACCTGCTTCTAGTAACTATGTAGTCACAGCAACCTCAATAGCCTCTTGCAGTATTACGTATTCCTCTATATCCGTTGTATCGGACCTTAAAGCAGATTTGCAGTCTGCTATTGCTGGTAACGTTATTGATCAAATGGCTACAATAAATGCAGCTTTTGCTCGAAGCGGAGCTACGTTTACAAGTGCTCGGCTGTTTGCTTTCAATAATGCCATTACGAGGATAAATAAAGAATTAGCTGAAAAAGCAATTGAGATTGCTAAAGTAAAACTTGAAGAGGCTGCTAGAAATCAAAGTACAAGTCTTGAAGCAAGTAAGCTAAATGCACAGCTTGACTTAGAAGCAAAACGAACGTCAGCAGATTTTGCATTGCGTGCAAGTCAAGGAACTGAGCAGCTTGAGTTTGAAGGCGATAAAGCACTCTCAGAGCTTACATTAAGAAAAGACGTAGAGGAAAATCGCATTCAATTCGATGCTGCTCGGTTCCTTGTTGAGACTGTTACAAAAGAGTGGAGCCAACTGGTTGATGCTACTGTACGGTCTGTACCTGTTATAGCTGGACGAGAGCTAGAAAAGGTTCGTGCCATGACTGATGTGGCTAGGTTAGCAGGAGCGACAGCAGAGTTGAAACAAAATTTATCACAGAATTATTTGGATTCCTGGCTTCGCTTAGAGGTTGAAGATGTTCTTTGGGAAGCTAAAGCATTTAAGTATGCTATAGAGGGTATTGGTTCTATTGGTGCGGCTCAGGTATTGCCGGAACGGCCAAGTCCGTTTTTGCAGTTTATAAGTACGGCAGCTCAGATAGGTTCTTTTGTTGCTCAGGCAATGTAAGGGTTTTTTGTAAAATGTGTGCGCGGCACATTTTACAGATACCACAATGAGGATATTGATATGACAAATTACGAGTGGGGAATACTTCTTGCACAGCTTGGTGCTTCTACTGCACAAACTAGAACGCAAATGGCTGGGGCACAAGCTACCCTTCAAGGTGCAAATGCAGCAGCTGCTGCTGATTATCAAAATCGATTAGAGGAAGCAAAAAAGAAGCAAAAGAAAGTAGGTACTTTCGGGTCTATTGGTGGTGCTATAGGCGCTATTGCAGGGGCACCGTTTGGACTTATAGGAAGTACGGTAGGAGGTGCTCTTGGGTCTACTATAGGACAGCAGGCTGCTGGAGCTGGTGGAAATATTTTTGAGGCTGGGACTAAGAATTTAGCTAACTCTGCTGTTAATACTTTACTGACAGCAGGCTTAGATAAGGGTTTAGGTGCTGCTAGTGGAGCTCTTGGAGATATTGCTCCAACCCTTAAGGGGCCTGGCCCAGTTAAAATTCCTGGTAGTGAAGTCAACCTACTACCAGATGCAAATGCCCTAAAGGGTGGAGTACTTGATGCAGTAACTTCTGCATCTATACCAATGGGCCCTGGGCAGTCTATTGTTCCTGGTGCTGTACCTCCAGCGGGTGGTCCAAGTCCTACTGGTGCAGCAGTAGCTCCTGTAGCTCCTGTTGGCGCACCTGTTGCACCTACTCCAGCAGAAGCTTCTGCAAAAGCACAGTTACAATTACAGCAGCGAATGCAAGCGCCTTTCCCAGGTGCAGCACCTCCTGGACAGCAACAACAGCAACCAGGTTATTGGGCACAAGTAGGTGAAGGCCTTAAATCTCAACTTCCTGGTGCCTTAGAGCAACTTGGTGTAAATGCTAGAGACTTGCTTTATCTTGCTCCTGATGTTGATATGCCGAAAATACCTATTGGACTTGACCCTCAAATTGTATCGGATATACAAAATAGGCAAGCAGAGCAAGCAGATAGAGAACGTATGTATGGCTTGCAAGAACAACGTTTAGGTCTTGAAGGACAGCGTGTTGGGCTTGAAGGGGAACGTCTGAAACAGCAGGAAAGTCAGTTTACTAGAGGTCAATCTCAGGAGCGTTCACTGGCTGAACAAAGACACATAGATGCTATATCTGAGCTTGAAACTCGTGTACGATTAGCTGAGGAGTCTGGCGACCATGCTGCTGCTCGGGATGCTCAAATTGAGCTGGATCGTATGAAAGAACAATATAAACTTATGGGTGAACTACAAAGTTCACGAGGAACTGGTGGTGGCTCTGGAGGTTCTGGAGGTTCAAAAGGAACGACAGACTTCCTTGGTAAACCTGGAGAGCTAGTTGATCGCCAACTCTTTAATGCCGGTGTGATTGCTGGTAATGATGGTATATATTATGGTAGAGACAAAACCGGAAAGCTTGTACCTTACCCTGATCAAGCTACGGCTGTAATGGAAACCTTTGGAGGAGCCGGTAATAGCGCTTCTATAATGACACCTCCACCAGAAGCAGAAGGTGGAGCTAGACAAGATGTAGCTGGAGAAAGTGCAAACTTTTCACGCGATCTTGCTGCTGGTATTGGTAGGCCTGATGTACCAGCGTATATTAAAGTAGGGGCCTATGTAAAGAACTTAGCTCGGCAGTTAGTGGGGCTTCCTGGAAAGCATTTAGTTAAAGGTGACCAATCACTAGATACATCTAGAATGCCACAGGAACAAATTGAGCAACTATTAACTGAAGGCTGGCAGCCTTATTTTGAAGCAATGCAAGAAGCTGATCGTAGTAGGCCTTCTGCTAGAACCATTCCAAATGATATACGCCTTAACTATGGACCTTGAGGATAATCTGCTATGCCAACTAATCAATACGGAAACTTTGTAGTTACAGATGATCCAGAAACTAGAAAGCAGCTAGAAGCAAAAGGCTGGACGGCTGAAGATTATGATAGCTATGAGGTAGCAGAATCTACTGTTAAGGAGCGAACAGGTACTGATGTTGGTGTCGGTGGTGCTCTAAAACGTGGTATTACTACTGGTCTAGTGGAGGTTTATGGTGCCCCTGGTAGCTGGGCTAGAGGTCTTGGTAGAGCTACTAGTATACAAACCCTTGAGAATGCCGGTTATGCATTAGAGAAAGCAAAAGCTAAACAACTTCAAGCCCTTGCTCCACCACCAGACCTTAAAGCTATTGATCCTACAGAACCTAGATGGTGGGCTTATAGTATTGGAAGTACAATACCTTCATTAGGAGCACAAGTACTTGCAAACGCTGCTCTTTCAGGACTTGGTGTACCAGTAGGTGCAGCTCGCTGGATGAGTGCCGGCTTGGTAAGTGCTGTAGAAGGTAGCGGTGCTATTAGTGAAAGTTTAGCTAAGGGTGATACGGGTAGTACTGCGCTTGCAAAAGGTCTTGGAGTTACTTTAGGTATAGGCCTTCTTAACAAAATTTCCTTTGATACTATGGTTCCTATATCCGGTTCCGGTATAGGCTCAAAGCTACTTAAATTAGGTAAAAGTGCTGCTACAGAAGCCTTCACTGAAGGCCTCGAGGAACCTTTGCAAGACCTCGCAGTTTGGAGTGCTTTCCAGCCAAACCTTGTAGAACGTATGGTTGCAGTAGGACTACCAGCATTTGTACTTGGTGGAGCTGGAGGAGCTTTTGCTTCTATAGTAGATCCACAAATAGAGGACCTTATGCAAGCTCCTTCAGCAGAAGCTTACATGCCTCCGAGTACTATTGATTACTTCGAGAAATATCCTGGTGTGGCAGCAAGCCCAAGCAAAGCTGCTGAAGGCAGCGTTTGGGCACAGCGTCTTATGCCTACAACTGTTATACAAACAATTGATAGTAACGAACAATACATAGTGCACGAAAATCCTGAAACCGGAGAGAAGTTTCTAAACCCATTAATGCTTCAGGAACAAGCAGCCTCTGGTAATGCAATACCTGTAGAAAGTTCAGAAGGCGGTTCTATTGCTGCAAGAAGTAGAATTATATCTGGTCCTGGACTAAAAACAGATAAGCAAGCCCGTGAGGCTGCTATGTTTACTCCAGATAGCCTTCCTGACAAACAGAAAAATCTTGCGAAAGCTTTAGCTGAATTACAGCTAGAAGAGGGCGAAGAAGAAGTTTTATATGACGATGCTGTAAGTAAACAAGTAGAAAAAGGTCAGCTTCCAGAGGTTAGCTTAGATGCTGCTAGACTAAGAGGTTTATGCGAAGGTTTAACTGTTTTAGTGAATGCCTATGCGTCGTCTGATATTACCTATTATGTGGTTAAAGAGCAGCTAAAGACAAAACTGAAATCTTTGTTATCTACATTTTTACATAAAGATGCTGATACTGGAAAGCTACAAATAGCGTCCCATAATCTTAGACAAGTAAGAGAATTACTAGATACTTTAGGTAATTCTAGTAGAATGGATCCGTACAAAATAGCTATAACCGAAACTTTACGCGACCTTGGTGCAGAGGTTATAGTACCACAAACAGACCAAAATGCTTTAACACCTGTACAAGAAGCACAGCTCATAGAAACTTTTGGTAAGTCTTTCGGTATGACTACAGAAAATAGGCGGGGTAGGGCACTTATTAAAATAGTAAATACGATACTTAAAAATGGTGCAGAGCTTTCTGGTTTAGACTTTCAAACTTTTTTAGCAGAGAACTTTCGTGGCTTTCATTTTGAGGTTTTAGAGGGCCGCTACCAATCTGAAAGTCCTAATTATGAAGCTGTTAGCATAACTGAATATCCATGGGAAGGTAGATATTATCCTTCAAACTTACGTCGTGATTCAAAGCCTGACTCTAACTTAGAACAAGGTCTTGATAAATCAACTCCTGCAACACGACTAGAATCAGAATGGCGCCAAACAGAAGGTATCTTTATTACAACGCATCCGTTTTCTTCTAACCCTGTAACAGCTTTGCATGAACTTACACATATGATACTAGATATGGCTATTAACATGGCTCCTTCTGATGCGCCTTTAGCTGTTGCCTTGGATAGCCTTAGAAAGTCAAAGAAAGCTTATACATCTCCAGGTACACTTTCAGAAGCTTTTCCTATGCTCATGGAGAACTTTTTGATGGAGCCTAGTGTTGAAAAGGATTTGCCTCAAGAGATTATAGAAGCAAAGGCAGAAATTAGAAATGCCTTATCAGATTACTTTAGTGTACTTAAAACTGTACTACCAGATATGCCTAATGTAGCTCCAGCATTAGCAATTCTCGATGCCCTGTTTTCTGGCAAGCTTGATTATGAAGCACTAGTTAATAAGCAATATCCTAATACTAATGAGTTTGTAGGGCTTGATACAAAACATGCACAGTTTCCAATCTTTTTAGCTGAGGTAGCTGCAGTATACTCTAACAAAAGTAATCTATCAAATCCAGAAGACGATGCTAGTTTAATAGGCTACATAAAAGCCTTTCTGCAGATTATGAAATCTGATGCTGCAATAACAGATATAGTAGAGCAGCTTACCGTACTTCAAGAAGCCGTAATGCAGACTATGGCTTCATTAGAACGTATGAAAGATTATTTAATTCGGCTCTCCGATGGAGTAAAAGATAAAGAAGCTGTGGATAATAGCTTAGTATACATTGATGGGCTATTAACGCAGTATGGCTACTTTTATACTGACCTTAATAATAAGCTTATGTTAGAACCTACAGCTAAAGAAACTACTGCTAAAGTGGCTAACTCAGGGATAGAAAATGCTCCTACTGAACCAGGAAAAGACCCTTCATATGATGCTACAAAGTTTGGGAAGGCTGAGGTTGCTGCATTCTTAAAAAAGCGAAAAAGTGAAAAGCTTTTTGGTACTAACGCTAGGATGAGACGCCTTTTGGATTCTTTAGAGCGTCCTGGTACCCACAATGAGTGGGATATAGCTGGTGTTGATTTAGCACGAGGTGCAGTAAACTTTGTAGAGCTTGTTACTAACTATATTATAAAAAATAACGGTAGGGTTAACACGGCTATAATGTCTGGTTTGCATCATGTGAAGTTACTAATAACCGGTCAAATAGATCCCTATACGGATGAAGACAGGCGCCTTTTGCGAGAGAACAGTGACCCTGAAAGGAAGGCCCTTGTTATTGAAATGGTGCAAAAGCTAAACTCTGAAGCTGGTAGGATGCTTTCTGAAGCAAGCAGACAAAGCAAATTAGAGAACGCACTCGCGGAGTTTGGATTATTTGTTCAGGCTTTACCGTTAGCACAAACTAATAAGATTGCTCCTAAACTAAAAGCTATTAGAGAAAAAATATTAACCTCTGAAACTCCGCTCGAGACTCTAAAGAGTGAACTTGCTAATATAGATACTGTGCAGTTTTCTAAACGACTTATGCTATCGTTGTTCTATAATAGCCTTTTGAGTAATCCTAGTACACATGCTGGAAATACAATATTTAATGTTCTATGGCTTCATGCTTTATCCGGCCATAGGATGCTAACAGGTATTGTAGATAGTGTATACTCCAATTTAACAGGTAGACCTAGAAGTGTATATGCCGGTGAGGGAATGCTAATTCTGCGTGCTATGTATAATGGCTTTGGTGGTTCTTGGGGACAGGCTAATAGGGCTTTTAAGAACGCCTTCAATAGAACGGGTATGGCAGAGACTATTACGAAAACAGAAGAGGAAATGGGCTTAGTTAATGCTCAAACCGGTGAGCTTCGTACTGATCCTATAGAAACTTACTTGCAAGAAAAGCTTGGGCAGTCTGGAAAGAAGCTTGCTATAGCACTTACTACACCTAGTAGATTTCTAATAGCAATGGATGCTTGGGTAAAGGCACTTGCTGAAAGGGGACAAGAAGCTGCTTTACGAGAGCGCTTTTCTAAGCTCTCTGGTATAGAGCTTGAAGTAGCTAAGATAGCATTTATTAAAAGCAGCTTACAAAATTGGCGTATGGTTGAGCATAGACTACGTCAATACAAAATTAAAAATAAGTATCAGTTAGCTAAGCTTATAGCTACAGATGAAAGCATTAAAGAGCATATGGATAGGCTATTTGAGGCCGCTATCAGAAATGATATGGCAAAGTTTGCAGAGCATAGTACCTTCCAAGATATGCCTGGGCCTATTACTGATCAGATTTTGAGGTTAAGAAATCGCCTAGGGCCACTTGGGCGTGTAGCTATACCATTTATTCAAACCATTACTAACATCACAAAGCGTGGGCTTGAACTCACTCCTGGGCTAGGTATAGCAGTAAGTCTACATGGAAAGCAAAGTGGTCAAGAAATAATAGCCAAGCAGATTGAAGCTGCTGTTCTTACTATGATAGTATACACGTTGATAGAAAGTGGAAAGTTAGTAGGTGCTCCCCCAGAAGATAAAGAAGAGCGTGATTTATTCTATGCAGAAGGAAAGCTTCCATACTCTGTTTCATTTGGAGGTACGTATTTTCAATACAGGCGTGTTGAGCCTTTTAGCTTACCTATTAGTATACTAACTGATTTGTATAGTTCTTGGAAAAACGCAGAGACTGATACAGACGCTTTTGACTTGTTTGTTAAATCAGTTATGATAACTAGAGACCACATCGTAGATAATACTTGGATGCGTACAGTATCTGCAGCGTTAGGTGAAGAGTATGATCTAAAGAATCAAATTTGGTGGACTACTAGTTCTTTTGTACCATACTCTGGTTTTTGGCGGGGCCTTAATAATCAATTTGAGATGTGGCGAGAAGGTGAAGTTAAGATAAAAGATAGAACGTTTCTATCTACGTTTGGAGATTCTTTGCCACCAGGATTGTCAGACCTTATAACTGCACAATCTAGGATAAACGCGATGGGCGAAGAGGTTGGACGTAAAGCTCCATTTGATATTAGAGCCCTTCCTTGGGAGTGGTTACCTGTAAAGTTTTCTACTGAGACTCCTGATCCTGTAGAAGCAGTCTTTAGAGAAATTGAATATTACCCCAGTTATCCAGGTAAGTATTTGACGCTAAGGCCTAAGGGTAAAAGAGTAGAAGTTCCTGATGATTTGTATAGAGATTATGTATTAACGTGTGGTAGAAAAGCTAAAGAGAGCGTCATGAAGCTAGTCTCTAGACCATACTTCAATTCACTCCCTACTGCAAGAAAACGAAAACTCGTAATGGATGTGTGGAATAAAACTAGGGATAAGGAACGGGATAAGCTTCGGAGAATCCTTCGCTCCACCTCGGGACGTCAATTGCTGAGTGCAGAGCCTGCCTAAGAGCTGCAATTCTCGCCTCACCTGCTCTTTAAGGGCAAGGATTGCCTTCAAAAGTTTTGGGGATTGCGTAGCAAAGGGCATTTCAATTCCTCAATCTCTTGTTCGAGCCATATTTTCTCGATACGCAAAGCAACACACTGCGCACGTAGGGCCTTGCACTCCTTTTCAAGCCGCGCAATCTTGCGCTTTAAGTGGTGCACCTTGCATTTGCCGCAATGTATTACACCGCATATAGCGCAGGGTTCATTTGTGCTCATTTGTCACTTTCCCGTTTAGGCGGATGCTGGAAGATCGTCGAGCTTACTCGGCGCGTCCACTCCGGCCACGTCGCCGCAATCTTGCGAGCATTGGCGCAGGTTCGCCATAAGCTATTTGAGCTAATGTGTAGGTAGCAGTCTGTGTGTTGTGAAGTATTAGTCTTCATAAATTAACTTACCTATATGCTTTACTGCAAAATTTACAAAGTCTATTACTTCCTTATGTGTACCAACAAACGGCACAGAGTCAGTTCTATGAATAGGCTCGCTACGAACACTATATCCACCTTCTGGAAGTGCTGTTTTTACAAGCTCATGTACTTCGATGTTGAGATAGTAGTCACTCATTCCTTAATCCTTCCGCATTTATCAACCCCGTGAAACTGGTTTGCCAGCGGCGCAAGCGCTTTTTGTGCGGCCTGGACTTCGGGGTCGTCGCAAACGATACGGCAAAAGTGATAGGCGAGCTGGGCGGCAATGCGCGAGTCCACGATTACGTCGAACGACCCACACCACAAGGGCCATGACGAAAAGTCAATGTCTGCAAATCTGAGATCAGCCCCCTTGAGATTGGCCTCATATAAATCGGCCCCCTCGAGATTGGCCCCATCGAGAGCGGCCCCCGTGAGGTCGGCCCCCTTGAGATAAGCAAAAGGTTGGATCGCATAACCATTGTGATCTTTCATTCCTCACCGCCTTTCCGTTTGTGCCCCTTATTGGTACGCTTCAAAGATTTTAAGCCTTCATCTTGGTATATGATGACATAACTATCAGTCTCAACTTTCAGATACATATTCATAATATCCACAGTCATCCTGTAAGCAGATGCTGCCTCTTCGATATTCTTGTACATGGCATAATCCTTAGCCATTTCAAGCGGGTCATACATCTCGCCAAATTCTTCTTCATTCTCAAGGGATATCAGATACATGTAAAGGGATTCCAATGCATCATCTGGCCAATCTTGCAAAAGGCCCAATTCACGAAACCCACTTACAAACTCATGGCAGTTTATGTACTTGAACATGTTATTTTTCCTTCTTCTTCTTCCTCTCGTGGGGTCTCGTTTCAGCAATGTAATTCTCAAACCATAATTCCTGCTCTGCCGTCAACTTGTCGATGCTGTATTCTACAGCAGCGTCGACTACTGCATCGATCTGATCCTTGAGACATCCAACACAAAACAGGTTGCCCCTCGCTGTAGGAAATGCTGATTTCTCATCTCCGCACACTGGGCACCTCACGCCCTGCTTGTGGGGTGGAAGGAAGGTATAGTCGCATTCGGAGCAGTGGAACAGCTCGTCCTCATCGCGATACAAGAGTGCGTTGAGGCAGATGGGGCATGGTGCGTTGTGATCATCGTAGATGTTTCCCGAGAGCTGCCGGATGCGCTCTTCAGCGTCAGTGAGCTGCGTCTCGAGTTCTGCAATACGCCCTTCCTTCTCTTGTATCATTTCATCCTGTACGTCAATATGGCTGCAAAGAAGCTGTGTCACGGGCTTGGGTTCAGTTAGTGCTCTTATAGCTTCAATTGTGGCTTGGTCTAGTAAACGTATGTCATTCATCATTCACCGCCTTTCTGGAAGTGGTTGGCTTTATCCATATAGCAGGTCGTAATCATCAAAACCACAATCGTAGGCCTCCTCAACAACTCGCTTTATGCACACTGGCAAAGATTCATCTTTCAAGAGTGCGCTCTTAAAATCTTCTTCCAGCATCGTTATTCGGGCCTCCTGATGACTTTGCCTCTTTCCCTGGCGCTTTGTTATTCCAGCACCCTTAGTTTCCGTACGCGGATTTTGTCACTGTTACCGGGTAAACCTGGAAATAAAATATCCTCGGGCTGATACTCAACCAACAGCGGAATTAAGCTGGGATCCGCGCTACACAACCCCGCGTGTTCAGGGCGAACGCCTACCGGCAAGACGTGTAATCCAGGAGCGCACTGCTGGTCGCTGACTTCTCCATCCGCTTCAATCACCGCGTCTTTGGGATACTCGATAACGGTGCCACCATCGAAGTTTGGCGATTGACGCTCTCGCGTGACCCACTTCCAAGCTCGTAGTGGCTGGCCAGCGTGTATCAACGCGTCTATACGCTGCTGGATAATTTGCATGCTGGTCACCCCGCTACCAAGCCTAACCCTGTCGCCAAGACGGACCCAGTCACCCAGTGTGACCTGGTCGCCAAGCGTGACCCCGTTACCCAGCGTGACCCTGTTACCAAGCGTGACCCTGTTACCAAGCGTGACCTCATCGCCAAGCCCGACCCGGTCGCCCAGCGTGACCCCACTACCAAGCCTAACCCTGTCGCCATTTGGAGCCACGTGCCAGCCTGCGCTGTTTTTGGGCCATGCCTTAATTCCCTCCACGCTATTCACCGTGTTCATCCTCAACCTCCTTGCCTGTCCTCAAACACACCCTCACGGGTTTGTACTCACTCGCCAATCCCTCAGCCCGCCAGCCCCAGTAGTAATGGTACGTCTGGCAGTACGGGCAACACTCGATCGTGTCATCGCTCATCATTCACCGCCTTTCTCTTCAGCGATCTGCGCCTCGAGTTCCTTAACACGGTTATTTGCACTAATACGTTCTAAGTTAAAAACCAAAGCTGCCTCCTCCAATCCTCTAACATACTTCATCGTATAACTCATTTGCCTATCATTCATCTTCTCCAGTTCCACTATACGTACTTCAAGTTCCGCAATGCGCTCTTGCGCTCTATACAATTCCCGTGAATACACCGCTGCTGCATCTCCACTATCACTCATTATTCACCTGCCTTTAAGTTTTAGTTTCGTTTATTTGCAAAATGTGTTCCGTACACATTTTACAGAAATTAAAGCTCCTGTACCGCCTTTTGCACAACCTCTTTGTTGAGGTCTCTAATAGCAGGATTGTCATCCAAGAAACCTAGCACTTGCAGCAAGTCAAACTCTCGGTTTCCAAAATGGCTATAAATAGCCCGCACTAAATCTAGGTCCTTCTGCTCATCAACACAAAGTCGTACGTCAGGTCTTGTATGACTTACTGGAGCTCTAAGACAGTGCTTTATGGTAGCTGCATCCTCTATTATAAAAGGCGTTACGTGTACACGTTGATAGTCTAATGTAGCTTCTTCATTAGCCTTAGACAAAAGCTCAACATCGAAGACTTCTACATCCACACCACGAGGGTACGTCCTGTCGTAAAGGCAATTAGAAACATACGTATGATATGGTATGTAACGTTTAGCTATCCTTTTTTGTGACTTAACTACATGGTCTACTATATCCGGGTCAATCAAAGGACAGTCTGCCGTTATTCTTACCACTACATCAGCACAGTAAGCCTTGGCCGTATCCGCATACCTACCAAGAACATCATCGCTGTGTCTGTCTGGCCTATAGCATTCACAAAGCCTGTTTGTTACAAAGTCAGCTACACAATCATCCTCTTTTAATGTAGTAGTAGCTACTACTACTATATCAATTTGTTTTGCTAACTGTGCTCGTTTTACTACCCTAGCAAGCATTGGCCAACCTTCAATATACATCATAACCTTGCCAGGAAGGCGCTCACTACCCATTCGTGCTTGTATTATGGCTACTGTATTCACTTGTTTCACCTCACATAGTATACATACACTGTTCCATTATCTACATCAAACTCACGTTTAACTATTCTAGCTGACTCCAAATGTCCAACAACTGCATCAATCTCATCCTTTGTAGCATCTTTGTAATAGTCCTTGTACAAAACATGCATAGGTACCTTTTTGAACGTAGCTATTCTTCGTATGAGTTGTTCTATCAACCAAGCATGACTGGCTCTACCACGAGCTGAGAACGAAAAATGCATATACTTTTCAGTTTCTGTAAGAATAGTCATAGCCCGCTTGAAATCTTCTCCTTCTAAAAGAAGGTCTCGTGAACGAGAAGCCGCTAGTACCATTGAAATTTTACGTAGGTGCAATGCCTTTCTATCATTGTAGCCTAGAAAATTTCTATCTTCAAATGGAGGGTGCTCATTATGTGCAGTATACCAGGAATCATATAACTGAAAGTATTCTCTAGTGAACTTGAATTCTCCTTTTAGAAGCTGAATTTTATCAAGCTCCTCAAGAAGCATTTCCTGAAGTACACGTTCTTCTTCAGTTATATCTGGCGAAGAAACTACTTTACTTTTTCTATCTCCATAAATGAAGAGTATGCGGCTTGTTAAACCACCACCTATTGCATCCTGTGGTAATGCGGACTCTATAAATTCTGGCGTAGTAGCACCTAACAAATTTACCCATACACCTAGGATTGTGTTCTCTCCTCTACCTACAGTTTCATACGTCCATTTGTCTGAAGTGTCAAACCAATTATTAAGGTCTGACATAAGCTGCCAATTATTTTGTCCTAGAAACACTGTTAATTCTTCACTGAAGATAGTTAATGAAGAATGCATAGCAGGTAATCCAAGTGCTTCTAGCTCAGGGTCTGAAATTGTAGTATTAGAAAGCTTCCTGATGAGAGCTTCCCTTGTTGTAGCTTCAACTGACATTGGAATCCCAAGAGACTCAAGAAAATATCTTGCTGGTCTCATTGCAGTACCTTTTCTAGAACCAGGAGGGCCACAAAGTACTACGTATAAATTAGGGTATATACGCTCTAGCTTCCAATCAAGCCAGCATTTCCGTTGAAGGCAAGCTGCTATTGTACTTATTGCTGTCCATAGCTTAAAAAGGTCTGGCGGTTCTGTCTGGTCTACATACTTTAGATATCCCCTAATCCAATCCATTCTGACTTTCCTCTATTAATTGTTCATACAGTGATTGGAGTCGCTTTTGTACATCATTAGGAGTACCCTCTAAAGATAAGCTATACATATCTCCATAATTTAAGCCTACTTTACAGTCTACAGGTATAGAAAACGACCTGCTTCTCCAAGTTATTGGTAACTCAAGAGCTTCCTTTAACTTTAGTAGTCCTGTAGCCCCCCAAGCACTGTGCTTTATTGGAAGCTCTAAAACAATAGAATCATGAACCTGATTCTGAAGAATTAAAGCTCCGTAGATACTTTGATTCTCATATACTGGAATCAAACCGCGCTGGTTTATGAGGTCAGCAACTGTTGACTGTGGAGGATATGCATAACCCTTTTCAAAGAGCTTCTGGTCCATCCTACCAAGAAACTTTCGTTTTCTACCTAGAAGGTTTTGCAAAGTTCTATTGTTATGTCGAATTGAGTCTTCTATCCATGCTTGATACTGACGAATTCCAGGATAAGCAGCGTAGTATTTATTCCGTATCATAGCTGCTTCAGAACGAACAAACTCATTTCTTAAAGCAAACGTATCTACACCGATACCATAATTCAAGCTGTGGTTTGCTGTTTTTCCTAGCTGTCTCCACGTCTTATCACCTTTACCTATAGGTGGACAAACACCTGCTTTATTCTGTTCAAGTACCTCCGCGTACGATAACCCCGAGATGAGGCTTCCAGTAAGCGAGTGTAAGTCTGTTCCTGTTTCAAAGGTTTCAATCATTATAGGCTCAGGAGCTATGTATGCAACTATTCTGTTTTCTGCTTGTGAATAGTCAAGTTCAATCAAGAGGTTTCCAGGGTCTGGCTTTATGTAGTAACGAACAGGTGACGGTACTCGAGGAAGATTCTGTGTATCGCCTCCTGTACCGAAAATAGTTTTACTGCTTGATAGCCTTCCGGTTACCGTCTTACTTGGGTCAAATGAAGAACGTAATCGATTGTCCTCGTCGAAGGCCATCTCAAGGTAGGTACCCCTAAGCTTAGTGAGACGTCTTATGTCTAGGATTAACGATGCTTCTTTATGGCCCTTCGCTGATAGTCGGCGTAAAGCTGTTTCATCTACAGTTACTTTACCCTTAGTAATATAAGGTTTAACGCCTTTTGCTATATAGAAGTAATTACGTACCTGTGTTGGACTATTAGGATTAAGTGGCTCACCACAAAGCTTTTCAAGCTCTAGCTTTAATGCGGCAGTTTCCTCTAGAATCTCCTTTGATTTCTTAGCTCTGCTTTCTACATCTACCCGCATACCACGAATTTGCATAAACAGAAGTGGATGAAGGAGTCTTCGAAGCCACTCATAGGTCTCTCTATTACCTTGTTCCTCGAGAGCTTCTAGCTGCTCTTTCATAATCTCATGCAATACGGCACTATCTTTAGCATTATATAACCAAAAATCCATAGGCGAAAAAATGGTTGTATACTGCTTACCGTCATCCTTGTAATAGGGCTCATCTGTGTATAAAGAACACAAGTAATCTAAGCCTTTTGGTAAATCTGGTAAGAGTACACTTTCTGCTAACATAGTATCGTGCATGTTTGTGATTACTATGCCAAACTTTTTCAGCATAAAAAAGGCATCGAACATAAGGTTCTGACCAAGTATCTCTATAGTAGGGTCTTCAAGAAGCCGTGCAAGTGCTTTCCATATTTGGGTTTCCTCTTGAAGTGTAAAGTAGGGATCTCGGTTTTTCTGTATCACTGGAATACATATAGAGCTATACGCATTCCAGGAAAGTGAGAAGCAACTTACTTCCCAATCTAGGACTTTACCTGTTTTCTTTGTTATTATGGTTTCTATGTCAAATGCTAAAAGGTCGCCCTGTTTATTTGACATATAAGCCATTGCAGTTTCAAACGTTGGTGCTAGAATATACTCTCGTTCTGGATAGGAGAAGCCGCCCTTAAGAATTCGAGATACTTTGTTAAGGTCGTATAGGATTGAGTACGTGTAACTGTAATTTCTCAACGCAGCGCTAGGATGGATAATAGGAACTATCCATTTTCCAGGCAGCTCCGGTGACTCAAGGACAGAGCCTCGCCATTTTGTTATGCCTATCTTGGAGGTTAAAGCATATAAAGCAATAGCTCCTATAGCTACAACAACCTTAGCTTTGCATTCCCGTAAGTCTTGAATTAGATTTTCACGAAGTACCTCAAAGTCCTTTGACACTACAGCATTACCACCACCACGCCGCTCCCCTTTAAGTGAGATTAGTGATTCTAACCTGTCAGGCAAATAGGGTATAGTGTTGGTTATGTAGCATGAGGTTCTATGAATACCTGCTGAGTTAAGCAGCAATTCAAGATGCTTACCGGCGGGTCCAGAGAACGGCCTACTTATTGCCAGTTCTACTTTCCCTGGAGCTTCTCCTACCAGAATTACCTTCGCTATTTCCTTGTTGCCCTCCGGTCTCAACTGCTGCATTCTTTCTTACCTCCTCTGTAGCTATACTAATATTAGTATTAGTACGAAGCAATCCCATTACAAGGTCAATATCACTATTCAAATAAGCTACGGCAAGCTTTTCATCGTAGGTTTCTGGAACCTTGTAAACAGGTACTACAGCAGTTTCAATAAAGGGCTCTGCTTCTACACAAGGACCACCTTTGAATATATGAGTCCAGCCAAAGCGCGGCTCATATATAATAGGCTGGCCACAATTCACACATAGAATAACATGGTCTCTCTCTTTGAAGACTAACGTTTTTCCATCCTTCAATTTATACATGCTTATCCTCCTTTAGAGTTTCAAGAATCTCTATTGCTTTACTGTTGTCAGGCCTATCTCCATACTTCCAATCAGATGCTCGGACTACGAAAGCCTCTTTGTACTCTTTTTTAAGGTCTATACCAACCGCAGACATTTTGTTATTGTAGGCTGCGAATAGTACATTTCCACTTCCTGCAAACGGTGATAATACACGAGCTCCTGAAGGACAGAATTCTCTGAGAAGCATTTCCGTAAGGAGAATCGGTTTCTCATTTGGATGAATTCTTATACTTCTGATTGGAGGTGTATAGAAACGTGTTGAGCTTGGTCCCCTAACATTGAGGAGAGCTTTTTTACTCTTACGTGCATACACAAACATATCGTAGTTTACTGTAAAAGCACTATCAGGATTATGATTGTGTGAGACTGAAGTAGCTGGCTTTATCCATATAACAGGCGCTTTTGCAGTTATGAAACCAGCTTCTTCCAAAAGCTTATATGCAGTGACTGCGTATGAATACCAAACAGAATGCCACATATAAATCCAGCCCCTATCACTTAAAAGCCTGTAGCACTCTGCAAGAACAGTTTTCATTAGGGCTTCGTGTTCTTCTAGGTTCGTTAAGTCAGAATACTCTGTAAGAGTATGATTTATACTTCCTGTATGTTGAGTATCAAAGCCTATTCCATATGGGGGGTCTAGCTCTATCAAATCAAAGGATTCATCCTTGAAGGTTGGCAGAATCTTTGTACAATCTCCAACAATAAAGCTATTGATAAGCTGTTCATGTTCGGTTTCGTTATTCACCTTCAGCCTATCTGTTATTCTTTTTGCAATCTCAGCTTTTACGATACGCTCCTTAACTGCGTTTGCCTTTATGAGTGCTTCCTTCTTTGTTTTTGATTCGCGTAGCTCAGGTAGCGATTCCATATCTATTGCTAATTGTAGGTCTTTAGAAACTGCACTTCTATCTTTACCTAAAAGCTCTGCAACATCATTTTGAGTTGCTGCAATCCCAAGCTCCTGCTGTACAAGGCGATTGATTTCTTGAGTTAAAGTAACCTCTTCTACCCAAGTTAGGTCTTTTCGTTTCACATTTTCAGCAAGCTCTATCTTCCTGTACTCAAGCTCAGTTAAACCTTTAGGCCAGATATCTGCCTTTATTTCTGTTTCTCCAGCAGCTAGACAAGCCCTATATCGTCTACCCCCAGCCATGAGAAGATACTTATCAGGGGTTTCTGTTTCCCGTACTACAACAGACTGAATAAGCTCATCAAACTCCTTAATAGAAGCACTAAGCTCATCCAGGTTACCATAATCCTCTCTAAATCGTTTTCCCAGGTCAATTTGACCTATTGGTAAAAAGGCACGTCTGCTTTTAGGCATAAGGCGTTCTCCAAGATAGTGCTTTCAGTTAAATATCAGAGCCATCAGTTATTACTATTGTTGATACCGCGTCTTGCTGTTTTGGTTTACGTGGAGCACGACGTTCCGGTGTCATACGTCTGCGAGCTCGAAGTTCTACAAGATGCTCTTGAAGTTCCTCATCGCTCATTTCTTGAATCTTCATAGCAAACTCATGCAAGTCCATCTTTTTCTCCTACAAAATCAAAGGTTCCGTTTCTAAGCCACAAAACATTTTCCCACCCCTTTGATTCTATTTCTTTAGCCAAACGTTTACAAAGACCAGCTAGAATCATACCCCTCATTCCGTATGGAAGCATGTCTATAGCACGCTTTGTTTCTGCAGTAACCTCAATGTTTAATCGATGTCTGACTGTATCTTTCATAAAGCAATCCTTTAAGAAGGGGGAGGATACGGCCTCCCCCTGTTTAACACGGCTAGTGACTACAATGCCATGTAACGACGGACTCTATTCTTGTCTCCAAACTCGGCATCACTCTCTACAGACAGGAGAGCACGAGCCCGTAGACCATTAAAGGCTTCAAGTTGGATAGAGCCACCAGAATAAGAAACTCCAAAGGCCTCGCACATACGCTTCAAACGAAGTTTGCGCCGAGTGTTTGACTCCTCTGACTCCTGACTTGCAGGAAGCATAACAACATCGTAAATATCTGCTGCTCCTGGCTCGTTCAAGATTTGAAGCCTGAAGTTCAAGTACTCCTGCCCGGTACGGTTAGAAGTCTTGACTTCTGGAATGTCAACTATCTGCACTTCATAGTCACCGTCTGGAACCGGCTGCGGCTCTTGGATATCGTCAAGGTCGATATTAATAAAGCTCATGTCTGTCTCCTTTTCCCTTCCTAGTTTACTTGTTTATCCACCTATACATGTACCTAGCATTACAACTAGAATAGCTGCAATGATAAGTCCAAAAAGACAGAATCGAAGAGTTTCGCCTATGTAGTAATTAACATCCTTATTATCCATTACTTTTTCTCTCCTTTCTTGTAAGATGCTAAGGACAGAAACTCTTCTTTTCCATCTGTGTAGCGCTGAAACAGTTTCCTTGCGTGGTCAACTTCAAACTCCGACATGGTTTCTCCTGCCAAGCGCATTGTCATGTACTTAGCAAGATAAGCTGTTTCAGTCAATGTAAGGCATTCTACTTCTGAGTCAAATTCCAATTCCACTTCACCTCCATACGATTGATAGTTCTCTGAACGCCTTCGAGCCATTCGTATACTTGCTTTGTAGGGCATAGTGTTCTCCTTTCGTTATTTGCAAAATGTGCCCGGTGAACATTTTACAGAATTATATGCTCATTAACTCTTATGCTCCCACGCATAGCCAGCTTTTTTCAATAGCCTTTGAATATTAGGCTCTTCCTTCTGTTCAAACAATGCAGAACCTATACGAGTACCAGCCTCAAGCTTGCCGTTGGTTATCGTGAGAAGATAACGAACAAGATTACCCTTATCTTGCTCTGCATCAAGCACATAAAACTCATCAAACATAGGTGGGATTTTTGCCTTCAGTTTACCTGTTGCAAGAAGGCTACTGTGCATCTTTCCGCTAACCTCGTCACGTATCTGGTCAATATGGCCAGTCATTACGAAGTGGCAAGGAAGAGCTAACAGAGATGATAAGCAATCACGAAGGACTATCTGTTGCTTTCCATAATCTTGAAGCTGTGGAGGCTCACCTGCATGTCCACCACGAGCTACCATCTCTGTTAATATACTATCTGCCCAGTACGTACCACTATCAAGGAAGTATGTTCCTATCTGTTTCCAGATACCTTCCTTGCCTAAGTGGTTAACCTCTGCAAGCCAGTTTTTGAAAGCAGTAGGGCTTTTAATATCTTCGTTCTCGAAGCTGGTATCTATAAGAATCTTGTCTTGCTCCCAAAGTTCTCTTATAGCTGATAGCCTTGTCCCACCAGGGTCGAAGGAGTGGATAAGTACAGGCTGAGGGCATGTACATGCAAGGTGGGTTTTGCCTGCTCCTTTCCTTCCATAAACAAGAAAATTTGCTTTTGTTCTCGTTTCTTTGTAAAGCCCTTTTAAGTTACATGCAAAATCTTTAAGGTCAAGGGTTCCATTTTTCATAGCTTTAAGCCTTTATAGTTACCATTCAGTGTAGAGATAATCTATCTCATCATCCTCATCATCCTCGAAGTCTTCTTCCTCTTCTGCGTGCCAGGGTAGTTCGTAGTTATCTGGAGATAGCTCTGAGTCAGGAGTCGATTTCCAATTGTCGTAGTTCTCCCTCCATTTTTCCATTATTAACTCCTTTCGTTAACTGCTCCCAAGCAGCTTTGAATTGGGCTTCCTCAATAGGAAGTGCTACTGTTGAAACCCTATCAGGCATATTGGAGTGTCGCGAGAATCGCTTCATACGAGCATTGTAAAACTCTACTGCGAACGCATGAAGTTCATCTGCTGATAAGGTACTAGCCATAATCCTAACCATGTCGTGTACGTGCATGTCGCTCCTCCGAGTTTAGCATGAGATATCTCAAGGCTTCTTTCGTTATTATAAGACTCTCCTCATCAAAGTTATTTCCTTTGAACCACTGCTTTGTTCTACTGGAATCCCACATACTAATAATGAGGTCTTCATCAATTGGATTGTCGCCCCAAAGTTCAAGCACAGCGTCAAGCCAGCCTGTAGCTCCAGCATAAACTATCCAATTTGCCTCAATCTCAAAAGGCTTGTATGGATGAGTATAGGAATCCATCACGCCAGCTCCTCTGGTTTAACCTCCTTAGTGCTTTTGGCTTTCCACTCTTTATCCATTTCTCGAGGGTCCCAATACTTCTTCTTGAAACCAGTTGGAGGTTTTTCCAAGTTAAATCGGAGTGGATTTGCCCATGCTTTACAAAAGTCCATATAGGGGCATGGCCGATTGTATAAAACACAGCTAGTAGGGTTCTTTGTAAACGACTCCATAACTGGCTTGCTTGGGCTATCACTTTCTAGAAGCAAAGCGGTTTCTTTTTCTATGCCTTCAAACTGCTTATTAATAGTAATAAGCCAATCTTGCATACCCTCATTGCTTTTTATATAGGGTGTTCTTTGAAAAGCTGGACCCTTCTTAAAAAAGAATATCCCGTTGTAGATTAGCCCTTTTACTTGTTCTTGGGGATAAAGACATGAGAGTACATGTACACCTACTCCACCCTGAAGTGACAGTGACATACTGTATTCCCAAAGAGCTGGAGACCACTTTGAGGTTTTATGCTCAAGTACAAGATACGTATTGCTTCGAAGGTCTTTTACTACAGTATCTAACCGAAAGTGGATGAGTCTGCCTGTGTCATCTACAGGTACGGCTCCAGATATTTCTGAGTAGATAACCTCGAATGTGTCAAGTGGGCCGTACAGCTTTACGTACTCCTGAATAACCTTATCGGCTGTCGCTGGGTCTTTAGGAGCATAATCTTGGTCTGTTTCCTCTGAGAATTGAGTCCTGTAATGTTCGAGAAACATTAGCCAAGCTTCTTTTGCATCTCGCTCTGATAGATGGTGGTCGCCTCTTTGTTTTTGCCTATCGTAAAGGTATTCTAGAGCGATATGAAATGCTGCCCCAAAGACAAGATTGTGGTCGTCTCGCTCTGCACTCCATCCTATTAAATGCTCGTAGAAGAATTTCCTTGGGCATTCCATGAAGCACTTGATTTTTGTATGGTCTAGTATGTGTGTTGTGTCAGATAATGTCAGTTCCATCTGCTTGGATTCCCCGTAGATTTATTGGAGTACATTTTGTTAAACGCTTAAAAGGAAACCACTCAGTTTCCATACGCTCTTTTACACTTGCAGGAGTGTGCTCATATGACATAAGGTTCCTTGAAGTGGAACGAGCTTGAAGCTCTAACTGTTTGTTTAGGAGCTTTAGCAAACGCGTTTCTCCAAGATAATCAAGAGCTTCGTCTATAGTTTCTGGGAAGGCAACACTAAATGTTGCAGCTACATTCCTTCCCTTATGTTTTACGCAAATACTTTTGTGTCTCATTTCGAGTTTGCCAGCTCCATAACTTGAATGCGTTTCTGACCTTGGACACATACCTTGAGTACTCGCCAATCATCTTGTGTTATTGGCTCACCGTTTGAACCTCGTTGTACTGCATCTTCTCCCCAAGCTGCATAGTCAGGGCCGTCTTTTGTATCGAATCGAATTTCCTTTATGCCCTCCAAGAGAAGCTCCCTAGATGTTTCGGTTATGTCCTCCTCTAAGACTTTCATAACCGCCGCAATTAGTCTAGTTACTGCTACTGACTGGTTCCTGGATTCCGCTTGATAAAATTGCATTTCAGCTCCCACTTTTCATACTCCTTTCAATCTGTTTTGTAGATATTTTCTGTAGACAAGTATGCTTCTGGATTTATTTTGTTCATAGAACGTTTTATGTATTCTACGATTTCGCGTAACGCAGTACCTTTAATGTCTGTAACAAGCTTAAAGGAAGCGTTATATGAGCCTTCTGGTGTTTGTACGCTTAACCGTTTGTCTGCTGCATCTGCTACTAAGGTTGCACATACTTGCAGGTTTCCGTTTGTGTCGTCGATAGCGATTATATTACAGTGCATATCAGTGTCTCGGATTGCTGCGCTCATGATATCGTAGACAATATCGTCTACAAGCTTAGAAATATCCTGTTCAGTGCCCATTTGAAGATGCCCTCCTTTATAGCGTTTTCAGGTTAACACCCTAAGTTTACGTACACGAATCTTGCCTCCGCCATCTGGGTTTCCCGGAAAAAGAATGTCTTCGGGTTGGTATTCTACAAGAAGTGGCATGTTTGTGTGCCCAGGGTCACAGAGTCCTACGTATTCAGGCCATACACCTACCGGTAGAATATGAAGGCCAGGAGCACATTGTGTGGCACTAAGTTCACCCTCTGCTTCGATGACTGCGCCTTTTTCATAGTGTATGACTGTACCACCATCGAAATTAGGTGACATACGGTCATGTGTTACCCATTTCCAACCTAGAATAGGTTTTCCAACTTCAAGTAGTGCATTGATATGTTTTTTTACTAAGCTAAGGCTGGTTGTCCCAGCATCCAGCTCACAATTGCTGGGTATGTTTGTTAAGGACTCTAGTACAGCATTCTCAAACAATATAGAACAAGCACCTAACCAACACTCGTCTTGTAGAATAACAGCCTTGTGCAGAGCGCATCTATCACCTATTATGCAGTAGGTACCTACCGAAACATCATGGTATAGCACACAGTAATTGCCTATTGAACTACCCATATTTATAGTAACATTGTCATACAACGAACAGCTTTTACCTATTATACTACTAGTGTGCAGCTTGACATTCTTGAATATCCTACAGTCTTTACCTATTAAACAACTACCGGCTACACTGACATTTTCATCTAGTAGACACTTAGGGCCAATAGTAGAATTATAACCTATATTAACCCCATCATACAAGCAGCACTCATCACCTATACTAACGTAACGGTTTAGGGTAACTTTACCGTCTATGCTACAATTGCTACCTATTTTAACTTCGTTTGCGTTTGGTGATACATGCCAGCCATTTCTATTCTGCGGCCATGCAAGAATTTCTTTGACGCTGCTAACAGTAATCATTGTCTGCCCCTTATTGTTTAGTTGTTGAAGTTTGTCTTGCAGGTTGTAGGTTCCCTAACAGAGGAGTAGTCCTCATTCTTAGTTCGTTACCTTGCCACTGTAAAGTACTGCAAGGTACTACAAGGGTAGAACACAAGACACCCATGCGAATATCGCACTCCTGCAAGACAAAAAACTGTTGTTACTTCGGCTCCCACTCACCGCACCAGTCAAAATGCGCATATACATAAGGCCATTGGGTATCTTCAGGGTCTTTGGCAATTACAGGACTGTTTTTTCTACAACGCCCTACGGTTCCTTTGGGTGGATTCTTTCCTAGCGGTATGTGGCGGTCATACCACTTACAGGTTCTACATGCTATTATATATTCTGTCATCTTTTTGCACTCCTTAGTTAAGTTAAACGCCCCACGGTTGGCCTTGAACCAACACCAGCCCTGCGGGCTTCAGAGTACACATCAACGGTGATCAATCGTCATGGCTGTGCATCCTGTCTATGTAAGCTGCCGCCTGTATAGACGAGCCTATCCACTTAGCTACGTGAGGCAAACCCGATTCAACTTTTATGCATGCATTTCTGGGATGCTGGCGTTTTGTAGGCCAGCGTCCTTTTTTTCATCTTCAGTCCATGCCTTCTGACACTCTTCGCAGAGCACGGGATAACCGTGTGGCTGCTCGAAACAAATGCCACAATTCGAGCACATGAATCCTTCAAGCATGTCATTGGCTATTTCACCCATTGCTTGCTCCTTATGAAGCAGAGGACATAGGTTTCAGGTATGGGTGGTGCCTCGGGAAACCTCCAAAAAGCGCGGCTGCAACAACACCAAGCACTTCATCAGTGCATAGGTGGTTAGCATAGGTATCATCAACAAATATAGTCCAACCGCCTTGTGGATTATCTTCTTCTGAGATTTTGATTTTCACTTTGTCTCCCCTTTTTCAATCATGTTTACTATTCCCACATAGCTAAGCTTCTCTTCCTCATATGATGCATCGTTGAGGGCATCTATTAAGGCGTCAGCCTGCTCAATAGCGAATTCTGCGCTGTCTTTTAGGGTTCCGTTCAGAATTGAACGTCCTGCACATATAAGCGCAGCAAATAGCTCACGTTTGCTTAAGCCCGGCATGAAATTAATGTTCATACTAGGACGATAAATAATTTCCCCGTTTTGGTTAAATGTAGGTGGTGTGTGTAGTGGAAATGCTTGTTCATATCGCATGGTACGCATAGGGTTATCTCCTTGCTAATCTTCTTTGTACGAGTCATCAGCCAAAATGCTCTCAATCATTCGTTTTAGAGCCATTAAATTGTATCTACCATCTACGAATACCGTAGGTTCTTTTGACTTGTATGCGAAGATGGCTATATATGGCTCAGCAGTAAGAATTTGAGGTACGCCTAAGATTCTACCTGCATATGAAGTATCTGTTGGAAGCACAGAGTGCGTTCTAACTTTCATACGATGAGTAGCATCCTCAAAAACATCTACGTCTGTTTCCTCATCACAAGTTTTTTCAAGACTACGTATTCGCTTATTTGTTGTTGACATTTTTTATCTCCGTTTTGGAGGGGCGAGGGAAGGGGTGGAGTGCTGCTAGCTGTGTGCTAACCCCTTCCCTCGCTGGGGTGAAGGAACGCAGTGAGAATCAGGGGAGGGATTCCCACTGGTTCTTGGGCCGTGTTGCTGCTCGGCCAAGACAAGTTTCGCCATCTCTCTGACCGCTTTAAGCGAAGGTAGCTCTTCGTCTCTTGTTTCAGAGAATACCCGTTGTTCGTTTGCTGATAGCGTATCATGACAAGGCAAGCCAATGGAGTCAAAGTACTCTATTGCCTCCGGAACCGTGAATTCCTGAAGGTAGACGTCTTGCTGTTCTAAGATAGTTACAAGCATTTCAAGTGCATGATTGATTATTGCACTCTTGCTTATCACTCTACGCTCCATAGAACGTTCAATGAATTCACTTACTTTTGCTAGAAGCTCAACGTCTACTCTACTACTGACTATCATTAGAACACCTCCGTGTATATGTGTGTGTCATGACGTGTATATGATTATACCACAATAACCGTTGTTTGTCAAGGTCGGAGCAAAAAAAGTTTCAACTTTTTTTTGCTCCAATTCGTATCATGTGACGTAATCGTTTGAGTGCTTTTTCTGAAACTGGCCAGTTAAGGCGCTCTTTGAATTTTTGTATCCTTGTGTAATCGGTATCTTCGCAGGTTCCAGTAAGTACAACACGCAGGCGTGCTAATAGATACGAGGCGTCGGAAACCTTGTTTCTGTTGAGCAGAGTTGTGCAAATGTACCTAATAGTACGAGTTTGTTTTTCGCCAAATAGTTCCTCGATAGAGCTGTCTGGGTAACAGTGCATGAAAGGCATACCAGGTCTTACGTTTTGTATGCTTGTTGACTTAGCATCCTTGATGGATACTTTTATGTCTCCTATATTCATTGAGGTGCTCCCTTTTTTATTTGCAAAATGTGTGCTGGGCACATTTTACAAATTTAACCGCTCTTTTGTCAAGTATCGTTATCAAGTAACTCTGGGTTTCCCATTATCAGTCCCATTGGGTTTTCAAACTTTAAGCGCATACCACAAGCAGAGCAGTATGCTCCCCTTGCGTAGGTTTCAATAACCTGTTTATGCCCGCAAGGGCATGGAGCAAAGGATTCTGAATTGATCATTAGCTTCAGTGTGACTGTGGCTTCTCGCCCACGGTTTCTATTTCCTTGTAGTGGTAGACGGACCTTGTTAAACAGAAGCCAATCATGGTTATCACAGGTGTTTGCAAAACTATCGGACGTTAAGGAACCGGTCCACTTTGCCGGTTTGTTGCAGAAATCGCATGTCTTTAGCATATATACATTCCTTTCCGAAAGTCCTCTTTTGAAGCGTACAGTTTTTCAAGCTTATCGCTTGCGTGAAAGCCGTTTTTGTAGATATAAACGGGTTTGTCGGACTTCAGCTTATATGTACGTCCGGCTTTCACAACTCGCTTGTCTTCATACCTAAGCTTTCTGTCTTTGTCTACGAGATGCCAACCAATTAGCATGAGCCTGAAGTACCAAACTTGTTAAGCGTTCATCCTGGAGTTTTGCAAAATAAAATTCTGACTTGGCAGGAGTAATAATTTTACACATATTTATATGAAACCTCATGACTTGTGCTACACACTCTACACCAACCTTACTAGTAGCTTCACGAAGTGCTAGTGCAGTTAAATACTCAAGCTTAGAAACCGTTGTCCTTTGCTTAAGGTATCTGTTTTTGTATAGTTTTAGCTTGAGCCGGTTGTCTTGGGGCGGTTTTTGCATGATGTGTTCTTTGCTTTGCTCCATAAAAAGTCTAAGCTCATCTTTATGTGTAGAGCCAAAAAACACACTGGTATTGAACATGTCTTCTATTAGTTCATACACAAACTTAATCAATATATGCTCTATGTTCATAGTCCAAAGCACTTTGCGATATGAGCCACAAATAATGTCACCTGAATATTCAAGGTCGCCTCCTACTTCAACCCTACAAAGTATAGGTCTGTACTCTGAAACGAAGTAGTTGTAAAGAAAGGCTTCTCTTATGGTCTTGCTCACATGAAAGCCACACTTACAAATAGCCACCTGTTGACCTGGTCTTAGCTTATATGTACGTCCGGCTTTCACAAGCCTGCCGTCTTCGTGACTAAGCTTTCGGTCTTTAGACACGAAATGCCAGCCTGACAACACTTCTGTTTCCATCTTTTGCACTCCTTGTTTGTAGCACGTTTTTCTGTAAAATGTGTACGGGGCACATTTTACAAATACGTATACACGTAGGTGACACTACAAGTATTTGGGGGATACCCCACATTTTACAAATATTTGGGGGAGAAAGAACGAGGGGGAATGTTCCATGTATACATTATTTTTTTTATATATGGTACAATCACCCTCATCTTCCCTCTATCTCTCTCCCCTGGATTTCTGTAAAAGGCATGGTCACCCCCGATTATTTGTAGTGTCACCTACGGATATACCTGTATACAGCGAGCACAGAAAAAAAATCCCCTTCCTCAGATATCCGAACCATCAGTGATGACTGTTTTCTTAGCTTTTTTCATCCGCTTCAGCTTGCTGTTTCCACTTACAGCGATTGCTGCCTCTTCGTGCCAACGGGCCAGACGGGTAAGTTTTTGTCCAACTCGACGTATCCAGGCTTTGTCAACGTAGCCTGACGACCCTGTAATAAGTCTGTATTCGAGATCATCCACTGTGTCTCTGAGATTGATTGCTGTTTTCACATGATAAGCTTCCATGACGTCAGCTTCTCTCTCTGTACACATTGCCACAAGCTGCTTTGCATTCTTCTTAATCTGGCTTGCGAGCTCCAAGATTCTCACTTTTTCATATTCATTCATCGAAATGCACTCCTTTCTCACTTTTCTAACCAAAACATGAAAAAGAGGGAACCAGTTTCGCCAGTCCATGCCGGCGGATACACTGTGACTCGATACATCATGCCTTAAGCCTCCTCTGCAATGGTTTGTACCTGGCTGTTTTCTTTTAAGCTTTCAAAGAGTTTTGTTTAGGATGGGGAGCCAGTTTCCTGGCTCCCGCTCCGTTGTGTCATTCCGGCGGTAGCTTAGACCTGCCTAACTCTATTAGGGTGAGAGCAATTCCAAGTCCTTCAATCACCCCGCTCCAGTAATTACAGCGGTTTTTGTGTTTTGTGGTGTATTCATCACTCATGTTCGCCATGTACGAGTTTACGCATTCTAGCTCATGGCTTGCGTATTCCATGTGAGCCTGGAGCTGACGTTTGAGTAGCGTTTCGTTAATGGTCTCAAACCAGGGCTCGTACTCGGGTGTTTCCCCTGTCATGACAGCATTTTCCATGATGCACTCCTTTTTCTCTTAAACTTTCAAAGAACTTTGTTCGGGATGGGGAGCCGGTTTCCCGACTCCCGCTTCCCATATTGAACGGGTGTATTGGTTACACGTCGTCTCCAGTGGCCTTCTCAGGAACTGCGGCAAGGTCAGCCTTTGCTTGCTGGTAGTACTTGTGGTAGGGTGAATTCCTTTTGTTGAACTTCGCGCGGTATTCTTTTGCCGAAGCATCGCCAAAGCCTTCTTTGGAACGCCTTTGCAAGTCCGCCGCATTGTATTCTTTGTCAAACGCTTCAGTCAATATCGATGCAAGCGCTTCACAGAGATCAATACCCCAACCATTGTTTTCCTTACCGCCAGTTTTTGGAAGCAGAATGCTCGAAAGGTCGATTAAACCCTCCTCATCTTCCAAATCCAAAACTTTGTCTGGTGCAGGTCGCGTAAATGCCCATTGAACAAGAAACTCAATGGCCTCACTTACATCACCGACAAGGCAAAACGGCTTGTCCAACCAAATTGCCTCAGCCACTATCCCTGTGTCCTTGTCAATCCCCTTTTTGAGAAGGCGGTTTGCATGCCCTGTAACAGACAATACACCATCTACAATCTTGAATTCAAGATTCGTAGTCTTCTCCGCATTCTTCAATTCGGGGAATTCAGACTTGGACACATTAGTAACCAACACATTCTTTTCGATAGTCATATTGCTATCTCCCGTTCCTAAACGAGCACTATGCCCGTTAGGTTCGATTGAAAAGAATGTCCTGGAAAATCCATTGCAGATTTTCTTAGTCGCTTTCGGGGAATCCCGATCGCGGTAGGTATATTGTATATCGCAATTGGTGTGCCAAGAATCGCTACGTGCGTAAGTCGTTGGGGCACAACGGTTTACGGATTCTGTTACAATTATGCTGGTGTACATACTGACAGGTATTTGTCGAATTGACAATCGTTTTTATTGAAAATCGGCATAACCCGTTGTGCCCCAACACGTTACAGATTGACAGATACTTGTCACTATGACAAACAATTATCGGTGGTGTGCCCCCTAGCTAGAATCATGCCAAGGTGGTTACCCGGTATGGGGGCATAGTGGTACAGGGCAGCACCGTTGCCCAAGTTAAAAAATTTTTCTAGTTTTAATTTACATATTTGTAAAATGTGTGCAGAGCACATTTTACAGAAATCCGAACCCGCGCAAACCATCCCAAACGGAACCCCACAAAACCGCACGCAATGGGTCAAATTCAAACGCCACGGGCATTTCGGGCGCAACCCGGGGTAACCGGGCACCGAACGCCGAAAACGCCGTGACGGGCCGCACACGCATTCCCACAACAATCCACCACACCACTCCCACAGGTACAAAAAAATACATTTGCCCTCCCACACCTCAATATGGTACAATGCGTACAAGGAGACTTACCACAGAAAATGGCCGATACAGTTTCAAATAGAGCAAACGACCGCTGCCGTTACCAAGTGCAAAGTATTCAGGACCGCACTCGGGAGATGTCACGGTTAACGCTACTCGGCCTTTCCAATAAAGCCATTGCGGAGCGTCTACAAATCTCGAAGCGCCAAGTGGCGACTATTAGAAACAGCAGTTTGTTCCGTCAGTATGTGGATGAGTTAAATGCCCTTCGTGACCAAGCGTTTATTGATAATACGGAGGAGCTAGAGCAACTCATCCCGTACGCGATAGATACATATCGAGAAGTACTCGAGAAGCAAGAAGGCACTCCAACACTTCGAGTAAAGGTTGCTGGTCAAGTCCTGGACAGAACGGGGCTTTCTGCTATTCAACGTAGCGTGGTACAGAAAGCAGACCTACATCTTACGGCCCAGGACCTACTTGAGATTAGAGAACGAGCACAGGCTACTAAAAAGCGCCAGCAAGAAGCGATTGACGTAGTAGCGCAGCCAGTTTAACTTTTTTGAAGGGCGATGGGTGTGTCAGACCCCGTAGGTCTGCCCTTCACTCGTCGCTCTTCATTTAAGCTTACGTATCTGTAAAATGTGCCCGGAACACATTTTGCAAAAGGGCAACCTACAGGAGACAAAAGCTAATGCCAAAAGAGAAAAGCAACAACGTCCAAACTCAGGAATTCATGACCAACCGCTATCCGACAACGGAACAACTAAAAGCTCGCTTCAAGAAAAATGATCACCTGCTCATAATGGGCTTTGCCGCAAGTAGCGCTTTCCTTGCGCCAATAAAAAGCGAGGACATAGACATCTGGGGGCTTAATGGCTTGGATAAGCTAATTCCAGGCAATTACACCCTAATGTTCGATATTCATAAACCGGGCGTTATCGCTGACCGCTTGGATAAGATTCGTGAGTCCTCAGCACATTATCTCCTTGGACTCCCGCACCCAGATATCCCGAACACACTCGCGATGCCTTTCCAAGAAATTACAGACACGTTTGGCCTTAACTATTTTACTTGCACCTTTTCCTGGCAAATGGCCCTCGCTATTCTCTTCGGTTACAAGGTAATCGATGTTTTTGGTGTCGATATGAGCCAGGATAAGGAATACGCCTATGAACGGCCTTGTGCAGAGTACTGGATTGGATTCGCCAGAGGCGCAGGCCGCATTGTGCGCATCCCTGACACTAGTGCCCTTTGCAGCAATCCCTTCATCTACGGTATAACGGAAGTAAATGCTCAGCCCTGGGAACGTGTAGATAAGCTCGTAAAACAACGCATCTCTCTTATGGAGAACCAGCAAAAGCTTGCTGAACTAAATCGTGCTCGTGCAGAGGGCGCTCTAAGTATGCTCAAATACATAGAAACTGCTTTGCACGAAAACCTCCGTATCTTCGACATTATAAATCGGCCCTCTAGTGCAGCTACGGATAAGGTAGGCGGTGAGCCACAGGAATTTCCAGAACCTCTTCAAGCTGATCAAATGCTTGATAATGCTAAACGGGCAGTAATCGATAACCTTATCCCGATGACTACTCAGGGAGAGGAGCTCGACAAATGAAGGATGCAAATCGAATTTACCTAATGGTAAATAGTGGTAGCGGTTATGAGCGAAGCCATTTTTTCCTCAGTGAATTTCAAAACGCCGAGGGCCTCGCTATTGTGCATCCATCTCTCTTGCTAGGCTTAGAAAATCTTCGTGACGCTTTGTGTACTGCTTACGAAACGGAGGTTCCAATCGTAATTACCTGCGGTACTCGTACCCAGGCAGACAATGAAAAGCTTGCCGAAAAGTTAGGCTGGACAACAGAGGGCGGCGCTGTTTCTCGCGAGAGCAAGCACCTTCCTAAGTACGGCGGGGTTGCCGCTGATATCTACGCTATGGTAAGTAAAAAGGAAAACCCTGACGGTATTCGTGTACCTCAGCACGTCATTGAGTACCATGCAAAGAAATACTTCTCGTATGTAAAAGCCGATTACCCTGACGGCCATGTTCATGTTGACCAGTGGGACAGGGAGCAACAGAAGGTAGCTTGGCGTTAACCACTAAAGAGAAACAAATAATGACTAACAAGAACTATTCAAGTGGCATACCTGCTTCATCAGGCTCATGGGTAACGCTTCTAACTTTAGGCCTGAACTTAGCTTTCCGGTGGTGGAAAAAGAAGCACAAAGCAAAGTAATGAACCGAGCAACCTACAAAAAGGTACGACATCAAGTTAGGGAAGGAGATCTCATAGCCTTCAACGGCAGAGGTTTCGCCTCCAGCCTCATCCGTAGAGCACAGAAAAAGCCTCCTACTCACGTAGCTATTGTTCAGTGGGTACCGGAGGCTTTTCCTTCTACACCCGACGGTCCGACCGTACAACGGTTGCGTTTGCTAGAAAGCACTTCCCTCAAGCACAGTAGCGGTAAGCGCACCCTTGGTGTACAGACAACCTACCTCTCAGAGCGTTTGAAAACCTATGAGGGTGAAATTTGGTGGCTACCACTTAGTGACCTTAACAGGCGACTTTTCAACAAACTACCATTAGCCAACCTTTTAAGCAAGTACGAAGGAACTAAATACGATTTTTGGCAGGTCTTTCGACTTGGCTGGCGTTTTTTACTTCCGTCAATCCTACCAATTAAAGAATCCGACCGCTTTCTGTTCTGCTCAGAGCTTGTGGCTTTCCTCTATAAACAAGCTACCATACTTCCTAAAAGCATAAACGCTAGTGAAGTGACCCCAGCAGACCTAGTTTCATACACCCTCTATCAGGACAATTACGTCCTGCTGAAAGGTAAATACATTAAGCTCACAAATTTCAACTCAACTTTTCCAGGAGACGTTTAATGCAAACAATACTAAAGGGTACGGCAACTTTACTATGGCTAGTAATGATTGGGGTTTTGGTTATAAGTTTCCTAACAGCCATGGGCTGTTCTCGATTCCGAGAGACCACTACAATTGATCCAACTACCGGAGCTACGGTAATTACAGTAGAAGAATCCACATTCGATGCAGCTACATTTCTTTACATAACAGAAACACTCATGAACGCCTACGGTATGCCAATAGTGAATCGTTATATTGACATAAAGGAGCAAGAACTCCAAGCTCAAATTCAGCGCTACGAAGAAGCTCAGGAAACAGCTCCTGAGGACCAACGTATAGCCGAATACTTGCAAGAAGCCCAGCAGTTTCTTACCTTTATCCAAGAGATAAAAGAAAGGATGAATGCTAATGGAGGAAACTAGCGGACAGGTAATCCTGGGTATTGGAGTAATTCTGCTGTCAGTTTCCGCTCCTATTTGCATGGTTCTCCTGAAAACTATTCTATCAAACAGTACAATTCAAAAAACTGAAATGATGGCTAGAACAGAATGCGAAGCGTGGAGACAAGGCTTAGCTGTTCAGATAGTATCCCTAAGAGCTAATGTTGAGGAACTTTTTAGGAAGTTAGATAACCTTAACGGAAGGTCATCGTAATGGCTTTGTACTATAGCATAGAAGAACTTATAGATGAAACTAACCATGTTAGAAGCCTTTTGTCTGCTGCTTTAGGTTGTGCTCAGCAGGCAAAGAAGGTTTATAATAATCAGGTTGCTATAGGTGCTACGTTTAATACTATG